AATTAATTAATGAGTCTCATAAAAAATTAAATGAAAAATTACAAATTGAATTAACAGAAACAAAAGAAGATAATAAAAAACTATCTAAACAGATTAGTGATTTAGAAAAATTAAGGAAACCATTTTAATGAATTCAAAAAAAATGAAAATAATAAGAAGAAGAGCAAAGACAATTCTAGCTCAATGGTTAAAATCTTTAGTACCAGAAACTGAAAGAGAAAAAATTACAGAGAAAAATATATTTAGTTTAATGCCAAACCAAACTCACTTTGTATTTCAAAACCAAATACAGTTATCTGCTTGGTCATATAAATGGGTTATTAAACAACTTAAAAAAAATCCGGACTTGACTTTTAATCAGCTTGATGATATAATAAAGAATACAAATATGAGTTCGCATAAAGTATGGTAAAGTATCGTAGTAAATTTGAAAAAGAAATTATATCAAAATTAAAAAATAAAAAGATTAAATTTTTTTATGAACACGAAAGGATAAAATTTGTACAACCGAGTATTCTTCGGGCTTATACTCCCGACCTGTATTTTCCTAATACTAATGTATATGTAGAATTAAAGGGGCGGTTTAAACTTTCAGACAGAAAGAAACATCTTTGGTTAAGGGATAGTACTAAACATGATATTCGTTTTTGTTTTCAAAATGAACGAGTTAAAATTAGTAAGAGTTCTAAAACAACTTATGCTGATTGGTGTATAAAAAATAATTTTAAATTTTGTAATAAAATTATTCCTAAAGATTGGATGATAAAAAAATGTTAGATAAATTATGTTTATGGTATGCTAGGTTGACACCTGTTGATAAAATATTTTTAGTAATATTTTTTTCTCTTGGTTCAATAACTTTATTAAGTTTAATAATGATAATAATATTATAAGGAGATATAATGCCACAACTAGAACAGGGTAAAGCTTATATAGTTCTTACACCTACAGGTATAGGTAAGACAAAGAAGATTGATATTGAATTAATTAATTTAGTATCAGAAGATAGAGAAGTATTAACACTAGCACAAGGGATATGGTGGTTTGCAAAGAACAATCCTAAACTTGCTACATATATTGGTATGAGAGAATTCGAAAAAATAATAATGAAAGGGATGAAAGATGACAAAAAACTTAACTAAAGAATATTTAAAGACCGCTATTGAATTGATAACTGGTCCAAGGGCAAATGATTATGGTGATAAAGTTATTAATCATGGTAACATTGGGAAACTTTGGTCAGCTTATTTAGGTGTACCTATTACTGCACATGATGTAGCAATATGTATGACTCTATTAAAAATTGCGAGAGCAAAATTTGGAAACCCAACACCAGATACTTATATAGATGGGTCAGCATATATGGCAATCGCAGGGGAGTGTCGTAAATTAGAAAAACCAGAACCTAAAGAAACTTGGAGTGATGGATATAAGAAATGGAAGGAACAAAAATAAATGAAAGTTAAAATAGAATTAGATAGAGATAATAATCTCACACCATTTGGTATTGCAACAGTACAAGATAGATACTTAGATAAGAATGAGACATCACCTCAACATGCTTTTGCTCGGGCTTCCAAATATGTTTCAACCTATAGAGGTCAGACAGATTGGGAAATGGCACAAAGAATTTATGACTATGCTAGTAATTTATGGTTTGGTTTTTCCTCTCCAATATTATCTAACGCAGGTACAAAAAAAGGATTACCTATTTCTTGTTTCCTTAATTATGTTCCAGATAGTAGAGGAGGTTTGTCTTCACACTATGATGAAAACATTTGGTTAGCTAGTAATGGTGGTGGTATCGGTGGATATTGGGGACATGTAAGAAGTGATGGTACTTCTACTTCACATGGTTCTAAATCAACAGGGTCAATTCCTTTTATGAGAGTTGTTGATAGTCAGATGTTAGCATTCAACCAAGGCACAACTCGAAGAGGAAGTTATGCTTGTTATATGGATGTATCACACCCAGAGATAGAAGAGTTTTTATTTATGCGTAAGTCTTCTGGTGGTGACGCAAATAGAAAATGTCTTAACCTTCATCATGGTATTAATATTAGTGATGACTTTATGACTGCAGTCTCAAAGAATATTGAATGGAAATTAATTGACCCTCATTCTAAAAAGATTAGAAAGTCTATTAATGCTAGAGAATTATGGAGATTAATATTAGAAACAAGACATGAGACAGGTGAACCTTACTTACACTTTGTTGATACTTCTAATAAACATTTACCAGAAGCACAAAAGAAATTAGGATTAAGTATTAAACAATCTAATCTTTGTAGTGAAATTACTTTACCAACAGACGAAGACAGGACAGCAGTCTGTTGTTTATCAAGTGTTAATCTAGCAAAGTATGATGAGTGGTCAACCTCTCCAACTTTTATTCCAGATATGATAAAGATGTTAGACAATGTACTTGAACATTTTATTCAATCAACTTATAATTTTTCCTATGATTTTCAAGGAAATGTTTTAGACATGAAAGTTAAAGAAGGTATGGAAGGATTTACAAAGGCAGGATATAGTGCTTATAGAGAGAGAAGTATTGGTCTTGGTGCTATGGGTTTTCATACTTATCTACAAAAATTAAATGTTCCTTTTGATAGTCCAATAGCCACAGGTCAAAATATAAAAATGTTTAAGCAGATAAAAGAGTTAGCTACAAAAACTTCTATGGAGTTAGCAGAAGAAAGAGGTGAAGCTCCAGACATGGGAGGTACTGGAATGCGTAATGCACACTTACTTGCTCTTGCTCCTAATGCTACATCAAGTATTATTTGTGGTGGTACTAGTCCATCTATCGAACCGATAAGAGCAAATGTATTTATACATAAAACTTTAAATGGTTCTTTCCAAGTAAGGAATAGACAACTACATAATTTATTAAAACAAAAATGGGGAAACTCTGAGGAATTACAGAAAGAATATGATACCGACTACCAATCTTTTAAAGATAAAGTTTGGCAAAGTATTAGTGAACACAATGGTTCAGTTAAACATCTTAAGTTTCTTTCTGATTTAGAAAGGGATGTATTTAAAACTGCTGACGAGATAGACCAGAACTGGATTATAGAACATGCATCTAAAAGACAAGAGTTTATTTGTCAAGCCCAGTCAGTTAATTTATTTTTTGTTGCTCCACGAATACAAGAGAAACAAGAGGAACATGATAACTTTTTAAGATATACTAATAAGGTACACTTCCAAGCATGGAAGAAAGGATTGAAGAGTTTATATTATTTAAGAAGTCGTGAAGGAAAGAGTGCAGAAAATATTAACATGAAAGTTAAACGAGTTAGATTAGAACAAGATGAAGAGGAGGAGTGTTTATCATGCGAAGCTTAAGTCCTATATTTGATGAGAGAACTTATTATAAACCCTTTGAGTATCCTTGGGCATTTGATTATTATACTATACAAAATCAATTGCATTGGTTACCAGAGGATGTGCCTATGCATGAAGATGTAAAGGATTGGAATATAAAAATATCACCATCAGAAAAAAATTTACTTACACAAATATTTAGATTGTTCACACAATCAGATGTTGATGTTGGTGCAGGTTATTATGAAAAGTATATACCACTATTTAAGAAACCAGAATTAAGAATGATGATGGGTTCATTTGCAAACATGGAATCTGTTCATCAACATGCTTATTCTTTATTACTTGATACAGTAGGTATGCCCGAGTCTGAATACAAAGCATTCGCAAAGTATGAAGAGATGTCATCTAAACATAATTATATAAAACAATTTAAAACTGGTGAAGTTAAAACTAAAAAAGATTTAAAGGATGTAGCTAAAGCTCTTGCAGTTTATTCTGGATTTACAGAAGGACTACAATTATTTTCTAGCTTTGCTATTCTTATTAACTTCCAAAGATTTAATAAGATGAAAGGTATGTGTAAGATTGTTGACTATAGTATTCGTGATGAGTCACTTCATGTTGAAGGTATGACTAAAGTATTTAGAACTCTTATTAAAGAGAACTTAGAGATATGGACAGACGAATTTAAAAAAGAACTATATGATATTTGTAGGGAAATGGTATCCCATGAAGATAAATATATTGAATTGGTATTTGAAATGGGGGATGTTCAAGGATTAACCTTGGAAGAAATGAAACAATATAATAGATATATTGCTGATAGA